CAGCTGGCGTTTGAGACGTGCAATCTCGGTAGACATCTCCAGTTCACGTTCAGAAGACGTCTGCTGATTTTGCTGTTTACTGCGCCAGTTGTAGAGCTGTGATTCATACAGGCTGAGTTCACGGGCTGCGGCAGTAACACCGATGCGTTCAGCAAGCTTCAGGGCTTCACTGCGAAATTCAGGCGAATGCTGTTTACGGGGTTTTTTACTGGTTGATACTGTTTTTGTCATGTGAGTCACCTCTGACTGAGAGTTTACTCACTTAGCCGCGTGTCCACTATTGCTGGGTAAGATCAAGATGCTTTACGTCTTCCAAGCCCCCTTCCTTGCCGTAAATGGAAAGATACATCTAATTATAGAATTTATATGTTTTACCCTACGGCAGTGCTGGCCATTCAATATCCTGTGCAGTTGACGTATCAACACGGTTCAGCAACACCCGATACTTTTTCCAGGCTTCCAGCAATGAGGTTTCTTCCTCCGTTGCGATTTCCAGATCTACAGCATCCTGAAGTGGCGCAATATGCTCACTGGCTACCTGCATCAGGCTGTTTTTTGTTTCTTCCGCCTCTCGGATCCGGAACAGTTTTTCTGCTTCTGCATCTTTCACCCAGGCTGTGCCGTTCCACTTCTGAAACTCCCCTTCCGGCGATAACCAGGTAACATTTTCCGGTAACGGACCGAGTTCAGAAATAAATAACGCGTCCCCTGACGCTACGTCATAAACCGTTTTACCCCGATGGTCTTCATCGAGATGCCACGATGCCTTATCACTGTTGAAAACAGCCACAAAGCCAGCAGGAATATCTGGTGGTGCAATATCGGTACTGTTTGCTGGCAGACCTGTATGAGGCGGAATATATGCGTCACCTTCACCAATAAATTCATTAGTTCCGGCCAGCAGATTATAAATTTTTATGGTCCGTGGTTGTTCACTCATTCTGAATGCCATTATGCAAGCCTCACAATATAGTTAAATGCGATGTTTTTGACGGTGTTTTCCGCGTTACCAGCAGCGTTAACGGTGATGGTGTGTCCATGTGAACCAATCGCAACGGAGTGCGTATGAGCACCAATACCGACAGTATGCGCGTGTGCACCTGCAGATGCTGCTGTGCCGGACAGTGAATGGCTATGATTACCATCTGTACTGGTATTCGCTAACCACCCCGTAGACATACCTACTGAGCCTTGTACACCCCAGGTATTTTGACCTGAGCTTGTATAACCATATTGATAAGTATCTTTAAAAACACTGGGGTTAAATCGACGGCCATCTCTATGGCTGTGATTACCAGCTGCATTCGTGCTGCCACTTAAACTATGGGTATGCGCCCCGGTGTTATTCGTGGATTTAGTGCCGTAATCAAACGACGATGTGGTTTTCGTCCCCAAATCCGTACTGGATGCGCTGGCGCTGTGGGTATGCGATTTAATGCCATCCTGTTCCTGAGACAATACGGCACGACCACTGGCGGGCTTGCCCTTAATCGTCCAGCCACGCAAATCAGGGATCACGCCTGACGGATAAGCGGCAGCAAGTTTCGGGTAACCCATCGAAATGGTGCTATTAAGCATAGTTTTTACACGAACCTGCTCCTGGGAGGGGGCATCAGTGTATTGATCTTTATGCATTTTGTCGCTCCATTCGTTTGCTCTTCACTTGCGGCTAAAAATATAACGTCAAATCACTCAGCATGAAAGAGTGAAAGTTTCAGCGCGTTTCCCTTACATAATCTGTCGTTTGTATTCTCTTCAGGCATACCGGAAAGACTAGGTATTGTCACACAACCAATACCATCGACAATCGAGATTTATATCTATTCGGTAATGTTTAAATATAACAAAACCCCGTAAAAACGAGGTTTATGGGTAATTTGTATTGTTGAATAGCATCTGATGAGAAATTGATGCTAATACTATAAACATGCTAGATTAAATCAATCTTGATATCATAGCTTTCAAGACCAGTCATTTTTTCCCGTGCAGTAAACTGGATACTGGTAACTTCTTTCCCGGTCTTTTTCTTAAGCTCAATGATTTTTTTTGTTATATATTCAGAAATATCTGCTTCTGTTTTTGTTTTTAACTCTTCAATGTTCATCATTTCCTCTTTTAGTCTGTTATGACTGTCCTAGTACACAGTAGTGTCAATTATATGGAGCAAACGTATAAAAGATAAGATGAAACATCGCAATAATCAACATACGACGGTCTAAATTTCACACAAACAGATAAAGATGATTATCATTTATTATCAATGCATTAGAATCAAATCAATTCAAGAGTCTCATTGCTGCTTCCAGAATTTCTTCTGAAGTTACATGTCGATCCGCTGCTACATAAATGACTTTATGATCTCCGGTCAGAGATGGAAACCCTGCAGCCATTACAGTGAGGTGTGTTGTTTCGCCATTTGGATATTCACGCATGATGGTGTTAACTCCGGTCATCACTGGCACTACCATTGCTGGTTCAGAGTTAAAAAAAACTATTATTTTTTTCATAATGTTACCGTAATATGTGAGTATCCATCGACTAGACACTAAGCAAAAAAGCTCCCGAAGGAGCCTTCATTTTCACTTTCTTAAATCTAACGACAGATGGCTAACATTTAAGTATTGTGAAATATTATCAAATGTAATCATCATTGATTTACAAAAGATACATTTTGCCCCGAAAGGATTTCTGTCAGAAACATCAAAAGATGATGTTCTATACTGAGAACCATGGCAACACGGGCATCTAAAGTGAATATGGTTTGTAATATTTTCTACCTCAAAGTGCCACTACATGAACAGCTGCAGGGCCTTTAGGTCCGTTCTCAATACCAAATTCGACTTCCTGATTCTCAGTTAACGTTTTGAAATCGTTGCTCTGAATAGCTGAGAAATGCACAAACACATCTTTGCTACCATCTTTCGGCGTGATGAAACCAAAACCTTTTTCAGGGTTAAACCATTTCACTAAACCAGTCATTTTGTTAGACATCATTATTACCTTTTGAAGAAGTTAGCCCTTGGGCAGAATGGTCCGAAAAAAAATATCAGAGAGAAAAACCAACAAGGAAATCTCAAGAGGTACAAATAATAAAATTATAACAATGACTGCTTCAGATAATTTTGTAACAAACCAGAACACCATTAACGCATGATTAACCAACCATAGCAAGGATTACTTTTGTAAAGAAAAACACACGGATGAAACAATAGCTTTATTTATTAATAAAACGTGTCATTCTGTCTAATGACCTTTTATCTTACCCTTAAGATTTCAAGGATTTTGACTCATGGAAGAGTCCTTTTTATTTAAATTTCACATTCAGCGCTAAAAATAATCCGATTTAATATTAATATACATCTGATATTTTTTATCTCTTAAAGATTCATAAATCCGTTGACAAGTCACTCCTGCGATGTAGCGTTTGTCAGCAATTTCAGCATAAAGCTGAGCTTCTGCTGCAATATCTCCGAGCATGTTGGTGAGCATTCCTTCGGCGGCTTTGGTTGTTTTGCCTCTGACGGCAGCGGCAAGATTTGCGGTATGCTGCGCTGCGTCAAGGCGTATGGCATATTTTGTTGCTTCGGCACGCAGCTGGTTAACACTATCAGACAGATCAGCAGCCCTGGCAGAAATTTCAGCGGCTTTCTGTTGTGCATCTTTAACAGCCTCATCACGGGATATACTTCGCCCCTGTTCAATTATTCGAGCAGCAAATTGGACATTTACCTCTTGAGATAATTCGGCAGCATCACGCTCCGCCCATTTTTTTTGCCATCCTCTGTCGCTCCAGACATTACCTACGACAAATCCTACCAACACGAGCAAAATCACCGTGAATATCTGATTCACTGTTCTATCCCCCAGCAGGTTAATGCACTCTCCTGGTCACGACGAATAACCTGACCGTAACAATTATTTGAACGAATGCGGCAATCACGTCCACCGTCCTTTATCCACCAGCGAATCGCCTCGCATGCGCCTTTACGATCACCGGCATTAAGCCGCTTATAAAACGTCGACGGAAAACACTTACCAGGGCCAATGTTATAGGGACAGAATGACGCGATACCGGCTTTCTGTGGCTCGGTCAGTGGAACTTTTATATTGCGCTCCACCCATGCCAGCGCCTTATCACGCTCAATGGCGTTGACCTGGTCGCATTTTTCCTTCGACAGTTTCATATTGGGAAAAACGTTTTTTCCATCCACCACTGTGGCACCCCGACAGATGGTCCATATGCCAGAACCATCGCGGTATGCCATTGTGTGGTTACCTTCTTTTTCGTCCAGAAACTGGTCAAGTATCTGAGGAGCAGATGCGCCAGCACCAATCAGCGCCAGAACGGCAGCCGACAGGCCGTATCTGATTTTTGTGTTCATAGATATTTATGATGAGGACGCTCGTGCTTATTGGCAGGATTTTCAATCTTAAAGGAGTACTGATGCTGCAGATAAGACTCAACTTTTTCTGACAATTTTTCTGCTACTTCCAGGAAGACTTGCCGGACGCTCATTCTGGCTGCTGCCTCATAAAACTCCAGCGCAGCTCCTTCAACACGGTCCATGGCGACATCCAGGCTAAAAATTTCACCGTCAAAGCGTTCTTTGTCCTGTAAGGCTACAGTTACCGTAACTTTATTCTCAAAATTACGGACTCCTTTCACAACCAGTTCATAGTCTTGAGTCATTGGATTACTCTCCTCTCGCAGCCTTACGCCTGTCTTCTTTAATCTTGAAATAAAGATTTGTCAGATACGTCAGCAGGCCAAAAACCAGGCTACCCAGCACACCGATTGCAGCCCACTGTGACGGAGTTACTTTATCGAGTAACTGCAATGCCCAGAAACCAGCATTACCCGCCGATGTGCCATAGGCAACACCTGTTGTTAACTTATCCATTGATTTCATATCCTCACCCCGATGTACACGGATGGTGCAATATGTTTGAAAAGATCGGAGTCTACGGGGTAGTTTTGACAGCACACGTTGTTCTCAACGGCGCTAAAAAAACATACACATTAAAAATGTGGGTAATTATTTTGAAAGAAAGTCATATATAAAATAATAATACGAGAAATGTTTTCATATTTAGTGTACTGTATACGGCCATTTATACAGGAAAAGCCTATGTCAGAACGTAAAGACTCAAAATCACGCCGTAATTATCTCGTTAAATGTTCCTGCCCAAACTGCACCCAAGAGTCAGAACACAGTTTTTCAAGAGTACAAAAAGGTGCCCTTTTGATCTGCCCTCATTGCAACAAAGTATTCCAGACAAATCTTAAAGCTGTAGCCTGATTGATTTTATTAGTAACAAGTATTTTTTATATTTTAATAATATATTTAAAGCAGATAATAAAAAACCCGCCTGAGCGGGTTTGAGATTGTGGTGCTTTTTGTGGGAGTCATCCACTTACGCACTTTGTTTTGCCATGCCAGCAGTTAGCTTCTGCTGTAAAACTATTCATGCAGCAAACCTGCACTTCACCACAATGGTTAGCATACTTTTCCTGATTAAGATTTTGCCAAATATGCTGGCCATTGTTTCATGTATTGGACCTCCTTAATTTTTATTAAAGAAATCCAATATTCACTACTCTGTCCGTATCTCTACTCAGGCATCAGCCTTCTTCGTTATCGTATACAGACGAGCGATGAATTTTAATCAGTAATGATGACATTTGCTGCTGCAGGACCTTTAGCACCACTCTCTATAGAGAAGGTAACCTTTTGACCTTCAAATAAGGTTCGATAATTATCATTCTGAATCGCAGAAAAATGCACAAACACATCTTTACTACCATCAACAGGAGAAATAAAGCCGAAACCTTTATCAGCGTTAAACCATTTTACTAAACCAGTCATTTTATTTGACATTCTACATTCCTTAACTTGAGCCTTTCGGCATAAATGGTTTGCATAACAGAAACGACTTCGTACTTAATTGGAGAGACTCAAAGAAGGAATAAGTGAATAACACCTGAAATGAGAACTGCTTTAGTAAACTACTTCGTATATCGTCTGTTCTTCAAACCGACGCAATCATTAACGCATAGTTGAACATATGAAGCAATGTTTATTTTAGACATCCAGCCATCTTCAACCCCATCAAAAAACTATAGCTTTCTTCAGGAACGTGTGTATAGTGCGCCAAGTTATCAGTATTAAGGAATTTTTTTGTCCCGTAAAATGACAGGAATTGTCAAAACCTTTGACGGCAAAAGCGGCAAGGGTCTTATCACCCCATCCGATGGTCGTATCGATGTCCAGCTTCATGTTTCAGCGCTCAATCTCCGCGATGCAGAAGAAATTACCACCGGATTACGCGTGGAATTTTGCCGGATAAATGGTCTGCGTGGCCCTTCAGCTGCCAATGTTTACCTTTCATGAGCTATATTAAAGCTTTAATTTCAGGCCCCATCGGATCACACATGGAGAGTTTTTATGAATAACCCCGTCTGTCTTGATGACTGGTTGATTGGCTTTAAAAGCTTATGCTGTACTTTGGCCGTAATAGCTCTGCTAATAATATAATAAGCAGACTCATTGTGTTTAGGGACATTGTACTGGAAGAAAACATTTTAAACATCAGGCAAATAACCAAGTCACCAGCTAAATAATAAGTTAACAGACATGAGTCCCGGGATGAGATTCAACATTACCATTGCCCCATTTAAAGCACAAAACCCGCTCATCAGCGGGTTTTCTACTTTTTCTTAACGTCGGGTATACAAAGCCCATCGTTGAAAAAATTTTATCCATATTTTTTGAAAAATGCAAACATCATGTCGCCATCTTCAGCAAAAATCATTTATCTCGTCACCTTCCTCAATTGCGCTTCCGCGTATGCTTCTTCCTGCCAGCACTTTGTTACCAGTTTACCAATGACGTCCGCATACCCCTTATACCACTGATAATCGGTCAGGTCTGGTACCAGCTTCTGGACATGACGTCGTGCCAGCGTGGTCGGTAAACGACTAAACCGGTTTCCATTACAACGCCCACAAATCTTATATACCGGTACGCCATGAAACCGGGTTCTTTTTTCATCCAGAACAATCCCTTTACCCTTACACCCTCTGCACGCTGTGCTGGCTTCGCCCTTACCATGGCAATGCTGACATAGTTCCTTCACCCATTCTTCCTTGATTACAGATTCCCCGCGTCTGTAGTGTTTCACCACTTCGCGCAATACATTATAAAATCCCGTACCTGAACAATGCTCACAGCGAGCCTTACTTGCCGCAGACCTGGAGTAATCAGCAAAGGCAAAACTCACGAGGTAAGGAATAATCTGTAACCGGATTTCTTCACTCAATTTGTTCAATGTCGGGTTATCCAGTGCCATCGCGTAATTTAGCAGGCCTTCAATCGCAAACTGAGGGTCCTGAACACCAACTTTTGCCAGAAATAAGGCCAACCCAAGTGGTGCTTTCGACTGCACCATCCCCTGCGCTGCCATTACATCCGTAATTGTTAAACAACCGGTGCCTGTCGCTGGAGCGTCATCGCTCAATTTTGGAGATTTTGGGGAGTAATATTTTGGTAAGGCTTCAAGGTTCATGCTCGTTCTCCACTTACGCCAGTACGCCAATTGCCAGCGCGCGATCGATAAAACGAAATATCAGCTCCAGTTGGGAGCCATACTTCTCTTCAAATGCCACTGTATCCGTATGCAGCTCGTTGTGATGCTTTCTGCACAAAGGCAACACAAAGAGATCATGTGCTTTTGTTCCCATTCCGCCCTGCCCGTGACCAATCAGATGATGCGGATCGTCGGCTGGCATACCGCAGCAAGCACACGGCTGTGTCTTAACCCAACGTGTGTATTTCTCCTTAACCCAGCGGCGACGTTTAGGCAGCTTCATGAAAGATTCCGGAGACTCTGGATCAACGGTGATGCTTACCACCGTCTTTTCCTGTGGTAGTTTTTGTTGCTGGTGGGCGTAAGGCAACGGTGCAAGATTTTTTGTGCGTTGTTTCAATATGCTGGTGGCGGTCTGCTCTCCCGGTACGATGTCGCTTTCGCGGTACACCGAGCAGATTTTTTCCGCTGGTAATCCCAGCGAACGACGCGATACAGCCTCAGGTAGTGCATCCACCACCTGATTGCAGACCGCCCACCAGGATAATTCAGCCAAAGATAATTCCCGCTCCTGCGTACCGCTTATTGCGTGACGGATGACGTCAATCACCCATGCTGTCAGATTTTGTTGAGCAAGCAGCTCCAGTGATTCCGATGTCTGGTCACGCAGTTGGTTGTCGCAGTGCCAACACAACACCATTGCGCCGGTACCATAACGGTGAATGACTGTTTCAGTGTGATGGTAGTCGAGACTAAGGGCTTTCTTAACCTCGTATCCGCGCCTGCGGTAGCCTCCATAATTGCAGGCACTAGCGCCGTGAACTTTTCACGCTTATCCCTGGTGTCAATAGCCTTCCAGCGTTCGAATATCTTCACTCGATTAACGCCAAGCGCTCGCTGATCAACCGCGCCACCTTCATCTGTGACACGCTGAACATCGATGTTCGGGCGCTCTTTCAAAGACCAAAATGCTTCAGTGATTAATATCGTCGCCTGCTCCTGTGTCATTCCTGGTCGACATATCCAGGCATCCAGAGCCTCACGAGCCTGTTCAGGAGTGATTTTCATTGTTCAACCGCCCCGCCCGCTTCGTCTTACGATATTCGTCATAAACTTTGGGATCATACTGAAGCTCCCCGCCAGATGCCTCCTGTAGACGCATCGCGCGACCTTCGGGAACTAAATCCCCTTTCCAGCTATAAAGCGAAGCCAAACGAATACCAGCTGCTTGTGCAAGTTTTGTTTTTGAACCGAAATACAAAAGAGCGTCAGTTTTAAGCATTTAAAACACCTTGATTGTTAGTCATAACTAACAAAATAGATGTTAACAAAAACATAGTCAATACGATTTAGCATTAGCTAATTATGGATACAAAAAATTTAACTATCGGCGAACGCATTAGGTATCGTCGGAAAAACCTCAAACACACCCAAAGGTCTCTTGCTAAAGCCCTGAAAATCTCCCATGTGTCTGTTTCACAATGGGAACGGGATGATAGTGAACCTACAGGGAAGAACCTTTTTGCCCTCAGCAAAGTATTGCAATGCTCACCAACATGGATTCTATTTGGCGATGAAGACAAGCAATCTACAACACCTGTTGAGAAGCCAGTTGCCTTATCTCCCAAAGAACTAGAGCTCCTTGAGCTGTTTAATGCACTGCCAGAATCAGAACAGGATACCCAGCTCGCCGAAATGCGAGCTCGAGTAAAAAACTTCAATAAACTCTTTGAAGAATTACTAAAAGCCCGTCAGCGGACAAATAAAAGATAACATCATCAATGAGTTATCTTTTACCACATTAATTATGTTAGCCATAACATACAAAATCACTTGACCAATATGTTAGCCATAGCTAATCTTGTTTACATCAACACACCGCACGGTGTTCTCAGCAAACAGTTCCGCTACCCCGGCGTTAAGGGGAAATGAGGTCAGCATGGATACTATCGATCTTGGCAACAACGAGTCTCTGGTATACGGCGTGTTTCCAAACCAAGACGGCACGTTCACGGCGATGACGTATACCAAAAGCAAAACGTTTAAAACCGAAGCTGGCGCGCGTCGCTGGTTAGCCAGAAATACTGACTGATGAGGTTGACGATGGAATTTAAAGATTTACCAATGCCATTCCAGGAAATGGCAGCGAATATAGTTCATTCTCAATTGGCGACTCTTGACCTGAGTACCGTAGAAAAAGAAACCATCGATAATATATCCGGTAACGTGCGTCGTGCCTTTATCGGACTATACGAAGAGAAGCAACTCTCTGATAACCAGGATTTACATAAAAAAGACTTCCTGGAATTAATGGACATCATTGATAAGGGATTTGGCTTGTTAATGAAACAGAAAGGGATTCGAATGAACCCCCTTGAAAATTACTTCGCAACAAGAAGCATTAATTCCTGTGATTTAAAGCATCCCGCCACAGACGGGAGTGTTATAGTTAGCCATGAGATTTCGATTAATCATTAAAATCAATAGCTATTTCAATAAGTGATGCCATCTCGTTGCATTTTGTTGAATTCATCTTACGTAATGAGTCACAAATATCTGATGGTTGTGATGCTGCTGGCAACTTAGCCGCAAGTAGCATAATTGCCGTTTTTATAGCAGTGAGTTCATCCGCAAGTCCAGCAGGAGAAACATCATGGTTCAACTGGATATTTACATTTTTACTAGTCATTTCCCCCTCCTGATGGGTTGGTAATTAAGGAGTTCTCCACGGGTTAGGTGGAGTGCGTGCGCCGGACACGGGTGAGCATCCGGCAGCACCAGTTTACCACTGGTTAATTTTCCCTGAAAAGTCAGGGCATAACGCGAAAGCGCACGGCGAGGCTGTTAGTTCATAAATGGTCTGTCGTTAAATTTTCGTCGACCGTGCGCTTCCGGTTGTGGCAATCCGCGAAATAGCGCGGCGGTAAGTATGGCGGGGTTATCCCTTCCCCGTTGAGGACACCGGGTTGTCAGGTTGACCATACGCTTAAGTGACAACCCCGCTGCAACGCCCTCTGTTATCAATTTTCTGGTGACGTTTGGCGGTATCAGTTTTACTTCGTGACTGCTCTGCCGCCCTTTTTAAAGTGAATTTTGTGATGCGGTGAATGCGGCTAAGCGCACGCGGAACAGTTAAAACCAAAAACAGTGTTATGGGTGGATTCTCTGCATCCGGCGTTAATTGTTAACTGGTTAACGTCACCTGGAGGCACCAGGCACCGCATCACAAAATTCATTGTTGAGGACGCGATAATGGAAACGTTATTACCAAACGTCAATACGTCTGAAGGTTGTTTTGAAATTGGTGTCAGAATCAGTAACCCTGCATTTACTGAAGATGCCATTAATAAGAGAAAACACGAACGGGAGTTATTAAATAAAATATGCATTCTTTCAATGCTGGCCCGTTTACGCCTGATGCAAAAAGGACGCTGGCAATGAATACAGCATTTGCACTCGTTCTGACAGTTTTTCTTAATACAGGCGAACCAGTCGATCTTGTTATTGGCATACATGACTCAATGAAAGAATGCATGGCTGCCGCAGCGGAACAAAAAATTCCCGGTAACTGCTATCCGGTCGATAAAGTTATTCACATGGACAATAACGAAATCCCGGCAGGACTTAAAACAGCACCGTAATTAATATCCGGTTTCATTTTTATATGCCAGCAATGGCAGGGATTTGTTCACCCTTAAATCTGTAATGAGGTTAAAACAAAATGAGTAAAGTCTTTATTTGCGCCGCCATTCCGGACGAACAGGCAATAAAGGAAGAAGGTGCAGTCGCTGTAGCCACTGCCATTGAAGCCGGCGACGAACGCCGCGCCCGTGCCAAATTTACCTGGCAATTCCTGGAGCAATATCCGGCTGCTCAGGACTGCGCTTATAAATTTCTTGTCTGCGAGGATAAACCCGGCATGCCCCGCCCTGCCATCGACTCCTGGGATACCGAATATATGCTGGAAAACCGCTGGGATGAGGAAGGCGCTTCCTTTGTTCCGGTCGAACCAGAATCCGATCCGATGAACGTCAATTTTGACAAGCTGTCCCTTGAAGTACAGAACGCGGTCCTGGTTAAGTTCGGTACATGTGAAAACATCACCGTTGATATGGTGATTAGTGCACAGGAATTGTTGCAGGAGGACATGGCAACATTCGACGGGCATATCGTTGAGGCACTGATGAAAATGCCTGAAGTTAACGTCATGTATTCAGAACTAAAGCTGTTCGCCATCGGGTGGGTTAAACATAAATGTAAGCCGGGCGCAAAATGGCCTGAGATCCAGACAGAATTACGCACCTGGAAAAAACGTCGCGAAGACGAACGCAAAGAAACCGGGAAATACACGTCTGTTGTTGATCTTGCCCGCGCCAGAGTCAACCGGCAGCACACTGAAAACTCAGCAGGAAAAATCAACCCCGCCACTACCGCCATTCGTCGCGAATACAAGCAGACATGGAAAACGCTGGATGAAGAACTGGCCTACGCTCTGTGGCCTGGCGATATTAATGCCGGAAACATTGACGGCAGCATCCATCGCTGGGCAAAAAATGAAGTTATCGACAAAGATCGCGAAGACTGGAAGCGCATTTCCGCATCAATGCGCAAACAACCCGATGCCGTTCGCTACGACCGTCAGACTATTTTTGGCCTTGTCCGTGAGCGTCCGATCGACATTCACAAAGATCCCGTGGCACTGAACAAATACATCACTGAATACCTGGCGACAAAGGGCGTGTTTGAGGATGAAGAAACAGACCAGAACACTACTGATATTCTCCAGCCGTCAGCAGCACAAACTGATGCAGTGGAAACTGAAGTATCTGATACCCAAAAAAATGAAAGCACGCTGGAAACTGAACCATCTGTAGAGCGTGAGGGGCCGTTCTACTTCCTTTTCACCGATAAGGATGGCGAAAAATATGGTCGTGCAAACAAACTTTCTGGTCTGAATAAGGCGCTGGCTGCAGGGGCTACTGAAATCACGAAAGAAGAATATCTTGCCCGCAAAAACGGCACATACTCAGGTTCACAACAAAATACTGGTGCATCTGACACGACCGCACAACCGGAGCCGGTAAAAGTTACCGCTGACGAAGTAAACAAAATTATGCAGGCAGCCAATATCAGCCAGCCTGACGCCGATAAGTTGCTTGCTGCCTCTCGCGGAGAATTTGTTGCAGGGATTAGCGACCCGAATGATCCGAAATGGGTGAAGGGGATTGAAACCCGCGATTCTGTAAACCAGAACCAGCAAGAATCGGAACAGAACGACCAAAAAGCGGAACAAAACAGCCCAAATGCGTTACAAAACGAGCCAGAAACGAAACAACCTGAGCCAGTAGCGCAACAGGAAGCGGAAAAAGTCTGCACCGCCTGCGGTCAGACCGGCGACGGCAACTGCCCTGATTGTGGCGCGGTGATGGGCGACGCAACATACCAGGAAACATTCGATGAAGAGAATCAGGTTGAAGTTCAGGAAAATGATCCGAAGGAAATGGAAGGCGCTGAACATCCACACAAGGAGAATGCTGGCAGCGCTCAGGACCACGCCAGCGATAATGAAACTGGCGAGACGGCAGATCCCTTAATTGTGGTGAACGGTCATCACGTTATCACATCCACCAGCAGAGTATGGTACCACCTGATGATCGACCTTGAAACAATGGGAACCAACACCAATGCGCCCATCGTGGTTATTGGTGCGGTTTTCTTCGACCCACAAACAGGGGAAATCGGGCCAGTATTTTATATCGTTATCAGTCTGACTGACGCAATGAATACAGGGGCTGTTCCTGACGGTGGAACCATCGAATGGTGGCTGAAGCAGTCCAGTGAAGCCAGAGCTGCCATTTTAACAGACCAGGTAAAACTGAAGGATGCCCTTTCGCGGTTTCGGGAGTTCATCAACGAATACTCAGATGAAAAATTCGTTCAGGTATGGGGTAATGGTGCAACTTTCGATAACGCAATTTTGCGCACCTCATACGAACGTCTGGACATCCCCTGCCCGTGGCGCTACTACAACGATCGCGATGTACGCACAATCGTTGAGCTGGGAAAAACAATCGACTTTGATGCCAGAACCGTTATTCCATTCGAAGGCGTGCGCCACAATGCACTGGATGACGCCCGTCACCAGGCAAAATACGTTACAGCTACGATACAAAAACTGATCCCGAGTCAGGCTGATTTTTAATGTTCAACCATCGCCGGTTGTGACTGGTATTCTGCAACCGGCGCTCATCTGAAGTAAGAGATAAAAGCGATGAGCGAAGTAATCATGATTGTCTCTCCCGGTAAATGGGTATCCGAAGAACAGCTAATTGCGCTGAAAGGAATAAAAAAGGGAACGCTAAAAAAAGCCAGGGAAAAATCGTTTATGGAAGGAAGGGAATATAAGCATGTAGCCCATGACGGTATGCCATGGGATAACAGCCCATGCTTTTACAACCTGGAAGAAATTGATCGCTGGATTGAACGTCAGGCATCAGCAAGACCAAGACGTCATCTTACTTGACTAAAAACAATACTAACCAATGAGAGAAGCTAAAATGAAATATCCGACAGGCGTGGAAAACCATGGAGGGAAATTACGTATCTGGTTTGTTTATAAAGGTGTAAGAGTCAGGGAAAATCTGGGGGTTCCTGACACGACAAAAAACAGGCGCATTGCAGGTGAGCTGCGCGCCTCTGTTTGTTATGCAATAAAAACCGGCGTTTTCGACTATGCAAAACAGTTTCCCTCCTCACACAATCTGGAAAAATTTGGTGAGGCCCGACAAGATTTAACCATAAAGGAACTGGCTGAAAAATTTCTGGCACTGAAAGAAACGGAAGTCGCAAAAACGTCACTCAACACGTACCGTGCCGTCATCAAAAATATTCTGAGCATAATCGGTGAAAAAAATCTTGCCTCGTCGATTAATAAAGAAAAATTGCTGGCGGTACGTAAAGAGTTACTTACTGGATACCAGATCCCCAAAAGTAATTATATTGTTACGCAACCGGGGAGATCGGCTGTCACCGTAAATAATTACATGACAAATCTTTACGCCGTGTTCCAGTTTGGTGTTGATAACGGTTACCTGGCAGATAATCCGTTTAAGGGGATCTCGCCATTAAAGGAATCAAGAACCATTCCTGATCCTCTTTCACGGGAGGAATTTATCCGTCTTATCGACGCCTGCAGAAATCAGCAGGCCAAAAATTTATGGTGTGTTTCTGTTTATACAGGCATTCGCCCTGGTGAACTGTGTGCGCTTGGGTGGGAGGACATAGATCTGAAAAATGGAACAATGATGATCAGGAGAAATTTAGCAAAAGATCGTTTTACGGTACCGAAAACACAGGCTGGTACCAATCGGGTAATTCACCTTATCAAGCCTGCAATCGACGCTCTCAGGAGTCAGATGACACTAACGAGGCTGAGCAAAGAACATATTATTGACGTTCACCTCAGAGAGTTCGGCAGAACAGAAAAACAAAAATGCACCTTTGTTTTTCAACCTGAAGTGTCAGCGAGAGTAAAAAATTATGGTGACCATTTTACCGTTGACTCAATAAGGCAGATGTGGGACGCAGCGATAAAGCGCGCTGGCCTCCGCCACCGCAAATCATATCAGTCGAGACATACTTATGCCTGCTGGTCGCTGACAGCCGGTGCCAACCCGGCATTCATAGCAAACCAGATGGGACATGCAGATGCGCAAATGGTGTTTCAGGTATACGGGAAATGGATGTCTGAAAACAATAATGCACAGGTAGCTTTGTTAAATACACAGTTAAGCGAGTTTGCCCCAACCATGCCCCATAACGAAGCAATGAAAAATTAA